TAAGTGCTAATAGTACCGCAGTTAAATTTACTGCGTATGGTACCACAATGTGGGGAGATGCTGTAGTAACTAACTATGATATGGATGTGTCTAGCGGTAATGTAAGAATATTAGTGTCCCCAAATACAAGTACAATAACTAGTCAATCACTTTATCATTTTATTACATATCAAGTGTCTTATCAAGGCGCCGCCCCTGAAGGCTTGCCTATTGCATTAGATGGTTATGTAGACTCTGTTCTGTCTACAGAAAATAATGTACAAGTTACAACAGAAGAAACTCCATAATGAGAGCAAAAGAATTTTTAACAGAAGATAATAGTAAAGGCTATATATCTAAAAGATATCGTTATCCGACACGCGGCTTACACAAATTCCAAGATGTAGAAGGCAGAGACAGAGTATACGAATTAAATCGGGTAATGATGGCTATTGCATCTGCTAGCGGTGAAAGTGCAAATGAACAATTAGAATTAGATTCTGAAAGTTGGGCTGGCACAAACAATGTGGCTTTCCCATATACCGAAGAAGAAGCAAACATGCTTAAAGCCGCTTATAAAGCAGTTGGATCTGAATGGGAAGATATAAACAGTGGCGATTTAGAATCAATAGAGTTACCATCCATCAATAAAGAAAGTCCAGTAAAACCTTTTAAGGGTTATAAGAGGTAATGTATGGCAGCAATCAACGTTCCAGTTAAAGGATTAACAGGTTTAATCAACATATTATCATTAGATACTGCTAACACTATTGCTCAAGTAGCAACAGCGGCCTCGACTGCGGAAGGACTTACCAGTAGTTACTATGAAGTAATGTCTTTAGAGCGTGACCCAGACAATAACTCAGTTGATACACCAACTTCTACATTAGCAACTTTAAACTTTGACGAAAACAGCGATATGTTTTTCTTTAAACCCCTACAACAAGCACAAACTAAAGAATATTTACAAGTACAAAGATTAGACATTGCTCAATTGAAAAGACAAGGCGGTCCCGGTGGAGACACTAATTTACCTTGTTATAGAGTAAAAAACACATACGATATTACTTCATTACCTACACAGTATTCAGGCAACACAATAGTTGACAATCCTAATCCAGATGGATTATTATTAGGCAGACCTTGGATAGCAGTATCGGTTAACCCCAATCCAACAGGCATTGATGATGCGGTTAGTGGTGAAACATTAACTAAATTAGAAGGACAGTTTCAGGGCGATATTATAAATTCTATCGTTCCCGGTGCATCTGAAGACTCTCAAATAACACAATGGACAGACCAATCGGATTTTTCTCATAACTTAAATTCCACCGGCTCACAAAAAACAAGTTATAGAACTATACCTGCTACTAAAAATGGTTACGGATTTGTTTATTTCAATGGAACTAGTTCATGCATGACAATTAATCCTGTCCCCAACTTAGTAAGTCAAAACAAAGTTACAATGTTTATGGCAGGTAGAATATTAGAAGATACTGGAACTGTATTTGGTTCTGAACCTTCTACAAACACAGAATTAGAATTAGCAACTGCTGGTGGAGATTATAATGTTAATTTCGGCACATCATCGGCTACAACAGGTATAGCACGTGATGCAAACTGGCATGTATTTACAATGATATATGACGGTACTCAAGGAACAAATGCTACAAAATTAAGACTGCGTATTGACAGTGCAGACATACCATTAACGTTTACTGGAACTGTACCAACAACTACATCAGCGGTCAATAATACAATAACTTTAGGTTGTAAATATGGAGGAAGCAATTTCTGTGAAATGGAAGCAGGAGCATTTTTTGTTTTCTTAGGTGATGAATTAACATCAATAGAAATTCAGAACGTAGAAAATCTATTAACAAATGAGTGGGTATAATAAATGGCAGAACCAACACCAGCAGACGTAAAACCCTGGTATTTACGTAACATCACAGAAGCACTAGCACTCGACAGTGTTAGCGGCAACGTATACCTACGTACAGATTCAAACGTAAGCATAGGTAATGCTAATATCACAGTAGGCAATGTTGGTATCACAAGTTTTGGCAACGTAGACATATCAGGAAACACACTTCCTGTCATTGTAGATTCGGGTAATGTCACAGTAAGTGGTTCTGTAGATGCCAACATCACAAATGCTAATATTGAAGTCACACAGGGCACAGATCCTTGGGTAGTATCAGGTAATGTTGGTATCAGTGGTACTGCCAATGTTATATTAGCAGACGATGCCAGCGTAGTCATCTCGGCATTTAGCGGCGCAGTAGCAGACGCATTTGGACGATTGAGAGTAAGCGAACCTTATACACTATTTGATACACAAGCACGATATTTTGATCATGGACAGTTTGCAAGCAATACATCAGGTACAGCCAATGTAGTATATGTTGCTAACCAAAGTAGTTATCAACTCAATGTAGGTAGTGCCTCAGGTGACAGCGTGTTGCGTGAAACACTCAAACCATTCCCTTATCAGCCTGGCAAGAGCCAACTCACATTGAACACATTCTGTATGAATACACCCGAGCCTAACTTGCGTCAGCGTGTAGGCTTGTTTGATAGTAATGACGGTGTGTTCTTTGAAAACGATGGTACATATAACTATATGGTTATTCGTTCAGGATCATATGGTTCGGAAGAAAGAGTCAGACAAGATGCGTGGAACGTTGACACATTAGATGGACTGGGTGGTGCATCTAATCCTTCAGGTATCACATTATACCCAGATCGCACACAGATCATGTTTGCCGATGTTGAGTGGTTAGGTGTAGGTAGTGTTCGTGTAGGATTTGTGATAAATGGTGCTTATATTATTTGTCATCAGTTCAATCATGCTAACCAAGTTGGCAATACAAAAGTTTACATGACTACAGCAACATTGCCTATCAGATATGAAATCACTAATACTGGTACAACTACTGGCAATAGCATGATGACACAGATTTGTAGTTCTGTCATTAGCGAAGGTGGGTTTCAGTTATCAGGATCAGGCAATCCTAGAGCAGCCTCACATGTGATAGGCACTCCTGTTAGATTACCTAACGATAATAGTTTCTTACCGGTAATTTCAATAAGATTGAAAAGCACTAATCTAAATGCTGTCGTCATACCTATAAACTATTCGATAGTTCCCGTGTCAGGAAGTTTGTTCCAATATCGTGTCTATAAAAAAGCAATCACAAGCGGTGGTAGTTGGGTAAGTTCAGCGACAGATAGTTCAGTAGAATACAATCTAGCGCCTACAGCATTGGTTAGCGGTAGCATCGCAGAACAAACGTTTTTGAATAGCACTAATCAAAGTACAGGCGCGCCCATACAACAAGCATTCAGTTTTGAATATCAACTTGAGAGAGATCCGTTCACAGGCGTAGCATATGAGTATACTATAATGATGGCTGCAACTGGTACTAACCAAGATATCTACGCAAGTATTGAGTGGCAAGAAATAACTTAATGCATGATAAAACTAATCGTATGGGATTTAGACGGAGTTCTTTGGGAAAAAAGTCTAGGCGAAGATAATCAAACCGGCGTAATCAACACCAAAGCACTAGAATTTATCAAACGATCCGAACGTGTAGGTGTCGCACATTCTATCTGTAGTAAAAATAACTTTGAACAAGCAAAACACACCCTAGAAGCCTTGGGTGTGTGGGATTTGTTTGTGTTTCCTACTATTGATTATTCTCCTAAAGGTCCTGCAGTAAAAAGAGTTATAGAAAGTTTTCAACTACGAGAATCTAATGTCTTATTTGTAGATGATAATGAAATTAATCTCAACGAAATCAAGTATTTTTGCCCTAACATTAACGTATCAATCGACACTTCTTTTATGGACACGTTTGACATGCCTACTGGCAGTTCTAGGACAGAACAGTATAGAATATTAGAAGCAAAATCATTTGATAAAAGCAACATAGACTTTTTAAAAGATAGCCATATAAAAATTTGCATTACTAATTTTAATAATTGCATATTATTTTATGATAGAATTTTTGAATTAGTAAATCGCAGTAACCAACTTAATTTTAGTAAAACTAGATTTGAAGATTTGTCAAGCACTAATATGCCTTATGCTAATTTTCAAAATAAACAAAACTATGCAGTTTTTGTTTGGGACAAATACGGATATTATGGTTTAGTTGGTTATTTTGCTGCCGATGAGCAAGACCCACCCTCTACATGCATATCAGATTTTGTATTTTCTTGTCGTATACTTGATATGGGTATTGAACAATATTGCTCTAACTATATCACAGACAATCTACCGTATAATTTCAACATACGACTTCCAAAAAAAGATATATCACATATAGAGTTTATAGACTATGCTTCAGCACAAAGTGTAATACACGGAGAAGAATTATGTTTTACAAGTGACAATCCTAAAATAACATTGATTGCTGGCTGTTTGGGTTTACCTATATGGGCGACTTGTGAATCTAATCATATTATGGAGGTAAGGAGTTTTGCTAATGCTATCGCCAATTGGTACTATAATTGGGGAAAAAACACAACCTTTGCTAAATTAATTGCAATAAGTATAATGCATGAATTAAATTCTTATATTGCTAATATTGAAGACCCCATGTACGATCTTAATATCGATCTGTACCGTGAAAAAATAGAGGTATTCATCAATCAGTTAGATAAGCAGTTTTTGTTAATTTTTCCTGAAAAACTTATTGCTAGTGAAATAGGCAAGTATGATGAAGAAGTTTACAACCTGTGGTTGAGTTATGCCAAAAAGTCTAATGTAGAAATAGTAAAAATACCGATTAACCATCATCTTGACCACTCGCATTTTAACCGTGCTGGTTTGTCTTATATCGGGACATGCATACATCACTGGGCAAAAAATAAATTATAACCACCGTCTACACTACTAAATATCTTAAACTAAGACGCATTAGGAGCGATTGATGGAAATCCCTTACGACATTAACAAAACACTTGATTTAGTCAAACTTAAATTTTACAACGAATGGTTGTATACAGCACACATTTACGATGAAGGGGACAGTCAGTTCCATAAAAATCTTACTGCACAAGTAGTTGAAACATACATCGATCCTATGAATCTGCCCAAAGATGCAAAAATCTTAGATTTAGGTTGTGGCCCTGGATATTTCTTAGATGAAATGAAAGCACGGGAATACACAGATGTTTTGGGTGTTACATTAAGTCCCGGTGATATTAAAATTTGTAAAGATAAAGGACACACTACCGCAGGATATGACTTGTCATTTTTACCACAAAGTGAAGGTTACTATGACGAAAGTGTAGACTTTATCTTTTTGCGCCACGCATTAGAACACTCACCTTATCCTATCTTTAGTTTAATGGAATATAATCGTGTACTCAAGCAAGGAAGTAAAATTTATATTGAAGTACCTGCTCCAGGATGTGATAGAAAACACGAATTTAATTTAAATCATTATAGTATTATGGGCGCCGATCAATTAGCCGCATTGTTGATCAGAACAGGTTTTAAAATCGATCAATTTAACAATATGGAATTTGATTTAAACGTTCCTGATCCCAAAGATCCTGAAAAACCCAATGTAGTTAAAGAACATTATTACTGCATAGTTGCAACTAAATCTCAGCCATTAGATATCAAGTGAAGTGCCTGTTTTTAATAATGTTAGTAATATATTTCTAGTATACCCTGCATATGCAGGCGGCAACCATCTTACAAATTTGTTATCTTTATCTGAAAAGATAGAGCCTTCTTTTTTATCACCAAAAGAACTTAAATCAGAATACCAACGTTTAAATCGGGAACAAGATATTGACACTCCTATGGCCCATAAGATAGCACATTTTAACGAACCAGAAAACTTTGCTAATTCATGGAGAGTATTAGATAATGATTTGCGTAGTCAAATAGTAAAGCAACAAAGTGATGGTTATATAAGTGTTGTTCAAGGACACATGAACAATTGGATAGATTTGTATCAGGACGAAGAAAAAATTAAAGAACTAATGAACCCAGTTTGGATGTTTATGTCTTGGCCAAAATTTGGCCCTGCATTAGAAAGAATAAAATCCAAAAAAGATGCATTTGAAAAAGAAAGTGATTGGGTTTATCCTAGTGCCGACACCGAAGACGATATTGCTATTTGGAAATGTCATAAAAAGTTAACGCTCAACAAACCTAGTCCCGAAAAAGCCGCTTTATTCAACGTTCAACCCGGTAATCGAATTATAATTGACACGGAACTTTTCTTTGAAGAATCAGGATTTGAGTATTTTTCTAGTATAGTAGAAGGATATCTTGGTATTGAATTACCATACCATATGGGAAATTCTATACATCAACTTTGGAGAGAGTTATTAGGATTAGGATAAATACTTATATGATGTTTATTCGATACACATTAAGTTGGGTTAGTCAAAACTTAGCCGTGCCTTTTTGGGCAGTAGGACACTTACATCTAAGTCTTAAATTAGATATATACCAAGATATTCATATAATTCTAGCATCATGCGGTATGAATATTATAGTTGCTATTGGTTTTTTGTTAGACTATAAAGACTATAAAGCACAAAGGACAGAATGAGTAGAACTACAGTGGCTGATGATTTAGTTAAAACACCGTATAAAAAAACGGTGTTCAAAACAGACAAAGATTTACAAGACTTCATTGAGTGTTGTAAGCCTGATACTGGCTACAGATACTTCATGGATAATTTCTTTTATATTCAGCACCCAACACAAGGTTCAATACAATATCACCCATACGAATACCAAGAACGTTTAATTAGTACATATCATAATTATAGATATTCAATCGCATTAATGCCTAGACAGTCAGGCAAAACAACAAGTGCCGCGGGTTATTTGTTGTGGTATGCTATGTTTATTCCTGATTCTACTATTCTTATCGCCGCACACAAATATGCAGGCGCACAAGAAATCATGCAACGTATCAGATATGCATATGAAAACTGTCCTACGCATATTAAAGCAGGTGTTGTTACATATAATAAAGGATCGCTAGACTTTGAAAACGGCTCACGTATTGTATCACAAACAACAACTGAAAACACTGGTCGTGGTATGTCTATTACACTTTTATACTTAGACGAGTTTGCGTTTGTGCGACCTACTATTGCGGAAGAGTTTTGGACTGCGATTACTCCCACACTAGCAACAGGTGGTAAAGCAATTATTACTTCTACTCCTAACTCAGATGAAGATCAGTTTGCACTAATTTGGAAACAAGCAAACAAAACATTTGATTCATCCGGCAACGAGCAAGAGGTAGGTGTTAATGGCTTTAGAGCATATCGTTCATATTGGCATGAACAGCCCGGAAGAGATGATCTATGGGCTGAACAGATGAGGGCACAGTTAGGAGAAGACAGATTTAACCGAGAAATTGGTTGTGAATTTATTATTGCAGACGAAACATTAATTAATCCTAACACTCTTTTTAAATTAGAAGGAATTGAACCTATAACAAAGATGGGACAAATACGATGGTTTCAAAAGCCCAAAAAAGACTACGTATATGTAGTTGCACTCGACCCTTCTTTGGGCACGGGTAGTGATCCATGTGCTATACAAGTATTTGAAGCAAACACAACAACACAAATAGGTGAATGGACAAACAATAAGACAGACATTCCAAACCAGATTAAGTTATTAAAACAGATAAACGAATATATTGTAGAGTGTACGGGTCAACCTAACAACATATACTACTCTATTGAAAATAATTCAATAGGAGAAGCCGCATTGATATCACTTAATGAGTTTGGTGAATCAAACATACCCGGTATCTTTATTAGTGAAAGGGGTAAAAAACGCAGAGGGTATACAACAACGCAAAAAGTTAAACTTTCTGCATGTGCAAAATTTAAAACACTGATAGAAAGCGAAAAACTACGAGTACACAGTAAGCCTTTAGTTAGCGAACTTAAAACATTTGTAGCATCTGGAGGCAGTTATGCCGCTAAAATAGGTAGCACAGACGACTTAGTAATGGCTAGTTTACTTGTTGTACGCATACTACAAGATATTGCTGACTATCATAGTGATTTGGGAGAACAAATTAGAGACCATGATGAAATGGTTCCCCCTTTACCGTTCTTTGCTGTGATTAACTAAAAGAGATAAATAATAGTATGGCAAT